GGTTTCACATTTGTTCACTCCCTCTAAATACTGTCCGACAGTATTTGGTTTACTCTGTTAAGTTAGGTAGGGCTTTGTTCACTCAAATGTTCATTTTGTTCAGCCATGTTCAGCCATGTTCACTCATCAAGGAACAAGGTATTTTTTATTGGATTCAATAGGTTACGCCATTTTACGCCCGAATGTTCACTCGTGAACAAAAGTATACACCTGCCGAAAAGGTCTTTCGATCATACTGTCAGACAGTATTTAACTTAACAATGTAAAGGCGTAGAAAATTTTGGGAGTCATACATTTAAAAAATGAGTGAACAAGTGAACACTACTAATATTTATATATAATTAAAGAAAGAAAGAGTATATAAAACAAGAACTTGCGAGTGTTGCAACGCACAAAAAGTCTGTTCACTCACCAGTGAACATGAGTGAACACAGTGAACAAAGCTAATCCGATACTGTCCGACAGTATTTCGTTAGGGTAAACCCTAGCCTCGCCGACTAAGCCCGCAACCTCGCCGACCACGCTTCATCACGCCTTTCAAAAAGAAAAAGTTGCATCAAAAAGAATTTAAAATCCGTCAGCCTCGCTGACCTAAATGACACCAGTTCCCTAAAAAAAGGGCGAAAAAAAACCCCGCCGAAGCGGGGCGCATACTAGGCAGATATTACTTGCCTTCAAACTCATCAACGGCATCAAGTAGGAAGCTGGCTAGTTCTGCCGTTTTATCATCTTGCTTCATCTTGTTAAACAAACCACGCAAACCCTTGACAATATCTTCGATCTTGGCTTCGCCTTTGAAGCTAACACCATTCACTTTCGCCTTAGGTTTACCCGCTTGCGAACCCTTGCTGGCTTTGGCACGATACGCATTCATACTGAATGGCTTGTTATCGTTGTAAGCCTTGCGGATCGCTGTCATATAGTTCTTGACAGTTTGCTCGCTTAGGGGTTTGCCGTCTTTACCCTTTGATGCTTGCAAGGTTTCCTGAATACGGATCATACGAGCATCACCACTTTTAACTGTGCCTAGCTCTTTACCCTTGCTTGCTACTCTTAACTCTTTAATACCATTTTCAATAGTAGCCTGAATGGTTGCACCTACTACAACATCTTTAGCTAATTGAATTGCTACTTGCTCTTGCTTAGTATATTTAACAGTCATTTTAAAACTCCTTGTAAGGATATCGTCGTAAACAATATGTCCCGAACCGATAACTCTATTGTAGGGATAACATAGCGATATGTCAATGGGTATTTGATTTTGGCTACTGTCGGACAGTATTTTGCCAACCGCCACCAGCTCGACCCCCACCACCCACTTTTGGCGTAGATGGGACCCGCCCGCACCCTGTGCTGTATTTTGCTCAAACGATTATGTATTTTTAAAATTTCAAGGGGGTAGGGGGTATAAATTTCCGCCAAGACGTACCTAGGGTTTTCCCCTAGAATGAGGCCCCCTTATGTTTCTGTGCAAACACCCCCGGGGGGTATATATTTTTTGAGTTTGTTTTGTACGCAAAAACAACAGTAAGTATGTTTTACAACATCTTTTATAAATCATATCCACCACACCCATTGGACACATAAAACAGGCTAAAATAAGTTTCAACTTCAAGGGGATAGGGATGGAGGCACCGAAATTCACAATAAGAAAAGTGGACATAAGAAATCCAGCGATTCAATCCCTGCTGCTATTTCTGCAGAAAAAGATTTTGCCCTCGGACAGTCCATACAAACCAGATCGGGGCCATTGGTGGGTTGCTTATGCAGAGTGCGGGAAGCCTGTAGCTTTTGCGGGCTTGGTCCGTTCAATCAAGTGGAGCGATACAGGTTATTTATGTAGGGCCGGTGTAATGTACGGCTTTACTGGGCACGGACTTCAAAAGCGTTTAATCAAAGTTAGACAAACACAAGCAAAGAAACTTGGATGGAATTGGCTCATTACGGACACAACAAGAAACCCTGCTTCAGCAAACTCCTTGATCTCTTGTGGGTTTAAGATATATACTCCAGGACAACCGTGGTCTTTTAGAAACGCAATCTATTGGAAATATAAGGTACAGCCTGATGCCATACAAAGACAAGAGCGTAAGAAAAAGCAAAGCGAAAGAATACAGCCGTAAGCATTACGAGAAGACACAAGAAGAAACAAAGCAGCGAAATGCCCAAACTAGGAAAAAGGGCAGAGAAGCATGGAACGCATTTAAGGCAACCCTAGCCTGTACCAACTGCGGGTTCTCACACCCAGCAGCATTAGATTTTCACCACGAAGACCCAAACACAAAAACAGGTAACGTACATAAGTTTGCAGGTGACGGGCGATACAAAAAAGCCTACGAAGAAATAAAACAGTGCATAGTACTTTGCGCAAATTGCCATCGAATACATCACCACGAAGAAAAGATGTTACACTCCAACCAATGACACAACTATACGGGGCTTACGAATGCCTATAGTGATTGAGCCAGAATCTGGAATACCTTTTCCTTTCGATACGACGCCGGAAGAAATTGAACAGTTCAGAGACAGAGCTAAAGCAGCAGTAGAGACAATTAAAGAAATCGTTGCCCTTGGCGGCGAACTAGAAATTACCGAAGACGACAGGGTCAAGGCCCGAGGTGCGGCAGCAAGCGACGCTCCCCTCAGAGTCACGGAAAAGAATGCGGGAGCGCTAGTGCATTTAGAAGCGATACTCTCCGAATATGATAGGGACTTACTGAACGTCTCTAGTCGCCTCCGCTCCTATGTCACAAACAAACTCCTCTTAGAAACCATTGATGAAGATGCACGCATCCGCTTAAAAGCGCTTGAGCTGCTAGGTAAAGTTGGCGGAGTCGGGCTGTTTACAGAGCGGGTAGAGGTTGATATGAAGGTTCGGTCTGTTGAGCAGGTTGACGAGGAATTAGGTTTAATCCTTGAAAAATATCTTGGTGATGTGGTTCCCGTCGAAGAAGATAACGAGCTAGACGAAGTTATAAAAGAAAGAAGCCTGCTCGAGATGAGTGACGAAGAGTTAGGTTTAGAAGTAAACCCAGAAGACTTAGAAATAATTAAACCGGACGGTGAGGAATGATCTCCCCCGAAAAGCTAAAACTTCTGCAGGCAAACAAAGATAAGCTACCACCAGAAGTGCGAGCCAAGATTGGTAAGCTTTTGGAAGAGCGTAGTGATATCACCGCACAAGAAGAAGCAAAAGACAACTTCATGACCTACGTAAATTACGTATGGCCTAGTTTTATTCATGGTCGTCATCACGTTAAGATGGCACAAGCGTTTGAAAGGGTAGCCCGTGGAGAATGTAAACGACTTATTATTAATATGCCTCCTCGTCATACTAAGTCTGAATTTGCTTCTTACCTATTACCAGCTTGGTTTTTGGGTAAATTCCCTAACAAAAAGGTTATTCAAACATCTCACACAGCTGAATTGGCGGTGGGTTTTGGTCGTAAAGTCCGAAATTTGGTTGATTCTGATGTCTATAAGGACATTTTTCCTGACGTTGCCCTCCAGTCTGACTCAAAAGCCGCTGGTCGCTGGGCTACTAATCGGGGTGGTGATTACTTTGCTATTGGGGTGGGGGGTGCTGTTACTGGTAAGGGAGCTGATCTTCTCATCATCGATGACCCTCACTCTGAGCAGGAGGCTACTATAGCCGAAACCAACCCGGAAGTCTACGATAAAACGCACGAATGGTACACATCAGGTCCTCGTCAGCGTCTACAACCGGGCGGAGCCATCGTAATTGTTATGACACGGTGGTCAAAACGTGATTTAACGGGTCAAGTTCTTAAATCTGCGGCCCAAAGAAGCGGAGAAGACTGGGAAGTTATTGAATTTCCTGCAATTTTGCCCTCTGGAAAGCCGCTTTGGCCTGAATTTTGGTCAAAACTAGAGCTAGAAGCGTTGCACGCCGAACTTCCTAACGGAAAATGGATGGCGCAGTATATGCAGCAGCCAACATCGGACGTAAATGCCATCATAAAACGTGAATGGTGGAAGATTTGGGAGAAAGATGAGCCGCCGTACTGTGAATTTTTGATTCAATCTTGGGATACAGCGTTTTTAAAGACAGAACGCAGCGACTACTCGGCGTGTACTACCTGGGGAGTGTTCTATCAGCCTGACGATACAGGCAAAGACCAAGCAAATATTATCCTCCTAAACTGCTTTAAACAACGGATGGAGTTTCCAGAATTAAAACAAAGAGCTAAAGAAGAATACTTGGAATGGGAACCTGATGCACTGATTGTGGAGGCTAAAGCTAGCGGAGCGCCACTCGTATTTGAGCTAAGAGCTATGGGAATTCCGGTCCAAGAGTATACTCCTAGCAGAGGTAATGATAAAATTGCGAGGTTAAATGCTGTTGCTGACATATTTGCTAGTGGCCATGTATGGGTGCCTAATACTCATTGGGCAGAAGAATTGGTGGAGGAAGTAGCAAGTTTTCCTTCTGGGGAGCATGACGACTTGGTCGATAGTATGTCTCAGGCTTTACTCCGTTACCGTAAGGGCGGATTTATTAGGCTACAGTCCGACGAGGAAGATGAAGTTTTGGAATTTAAGTCTCGTAGGAACCGGGGCTACTACAACGTTTAGGAATAATTATGGCAATTGAAAAAGGTTTGTATTCAGCCCCACAGGGTTTAGAAGCTTTAGCTGCAGAACAGCCAGACATTGAGATCGAGATTGAAGATCCAGAGGCTGTCAAGATTGGCATGGATGGTTTAGAGATAAACCTAGAGAAGGAAGATAAAGAACCTTCAGATGAAGACTTCGATGCAAACTTAGCTGAGTACATGAGCCAAGGCGACCTAGCACAAGTTGTTGGAGATTTGCTTGGTGACTATGAGTCGGACGTTGCTAGCCGCAAAGATTGGATTCAAACATATGTCGATGGTTTAGAACTACTCGGTATGAAGATTGATGAGCGCATTGAGCCTTGGCCCGGCGCTTGTGGTGTATATCACCCAATTATGTCTGAGTCTTTAGTTAAGTTTCAGTCAGAAACAATGATGGCAACTTTCCCTGCAGCAGGTCCAGTTAAGACACAGATCATCGGTAAAGAAACACCAGAGAAAAAACAATCTGCTGAGCGTGTTCAAGATGATATGAACTACCAGCTAACAGACCGTATGCAAGAGTATCGTCCTGAGCATGAGCGTATGCTGTGGGGCTTGGGCCTAGCTGGTAATGCGTTCAAAAAAGTTTATATTGACCCAGCATTAGACCGTCAAGTGTCTATGTTTGTACCCGCTGAAGATATCGTGGTACCATACGGCGCATCTAGCTTGGAAACAGCAGAACGTATTACTCATGTAATGCGCAAGACAGAAAACGAACTACGCCGCTTGCAAGTCGCTGGCTTTTATTGTGATGTAGACTTGGGCACACCAGACAACGTTCTGGATGAAGTAGAAAAGAAAATTGCCGAGAAGCTCGGCTTTAGAGCCACTAGCGATGACCGCTTTAAGGTTCTTGAGATGCACGTTAACTTAGACTTACCCGGTTACGAGCATAAAGATGAGAACGGGGAACCTACAGGCATAGCTTTGCCATACGTAGTGACTATCGAAAAAGGTAGTATGACCGTTCTTGCAATTAGACGAAATTGGGACCCCGAAGATGAAACTCATCAAAAACGTCAGCACTTTGTTCACTATGGTTATATACCCGGCTTTGGCTTCTATTGCTTTGGTCTTATTCATCTCATCGGTGCATTTGCTAAATCAGGCACTTCCATCCTCCGCCAATTGGTTGACGCTGGATCACTTAGCAACTTGCCAGGTGGCTTTAAGGCCCGTGGATTGCGTGTCAAAGGCGACGACACACCGATAGCTCCCGGCGAATTTCGTGATGTAGACGTACCAAGCGGAGTGATGAAAGATAACATCATGACTCTGCCATATAAAGAACCTTCGTTGGTTTTGGCTGGTCTGTTGGATAAGATTATTGCTGAAGGTAAAGCCTTTGCATCTGCTAGTGATATGCAAGTATCTGATATGAGCGCTAACGCTCCTGTTGGTACAACCTTGGCAATTCTAGAGCGCACATTTAAAGTGATGTCTGCTATTCAAGCACGTATTCACTACTCGATGAAACAAGAGTTCAAGCTCTTGAAGAAGATTATTGCGGAGTACACACCAGATGAGTATACGTATGAGCCGGTTGAAGGTTCGCCCAAAGCTAAGAAAAGCGATTATGACAATGTTGAAGTCATTCCAGTGTCGGATCCCAATGCGGCGACCATGGCGCAAAAGATTGTCCAGTACCAAGCAGTATTACAACTGGCGGCTCAAGCACCCCAACTATACAACCTCCCGCTTCTCCATAGACAGATGCTCGACGTACTGGGGATTAAGAATGCGGCAAAACTCGTTCCGATGGACGGCGATCAAAAACCGCAGGACCCGATTACCGAGAATATGAGTGTTCTAAAGGGCAAGCCCCTCAAAGCATTTATTGGACAGGACCACGAAGCGCATATCAAATGCCACATGGCCGTTATGCACGATCCTAAGATCCAATCTCTACTACAAGGTAATCCACAAGCTCCGATTATGCAGGCCGCACTTATGGCACATATTAACGAGCACTTAGGTTACGAGTACCGTAAACAGATGGAAGAAACAATTGGTGTACCTATTCCATACAACGACAATCCAGATGAGGACTACGCATTACCTCCAGAAGCAGAGTTACAAATCTCTCGTTTAGCTGCCGACGCATCTGTTAAGTTGCTTGGAATTAATAAGACTCAACAAGCTGCGCAAGCTGCACAACAAGCTGCGCAAGACCCAATCGTTCAAATGCAACAACAAGAGCTACAACTTAAGGCTCAAGAAATTGCAATTAAACAGAAGAAGCTTGCCGCTGACGCGGCGGGTAAAGCTGACCAACTTGAGATTGAGAAAATGCGTATTGCAGCCCAAAAAGAAATTGCTGGTATGCAAGTTAGCGCTAAAGCTCAGAACGATAAAGCAACCCTTGCTGCTAAGACACGTGTAGAGGGTATGAAATTAGGTGTAGACATTGCGAAAACTAAAACGCAAATGGAAAACCAAAATAAGCAAGGAAACCAAAAGAAAGGTGAATGATGCTTGAAAAAGGACTGAATCATCTATTACGCCAAATAGATGAAAAGGTGGAGATTCTACAGGAATCCCTAGGTAAAGGCAATGCAACTGACTATGCCGAGTACCAAAAGATGTGTGGTGAGATACAGGGTCTGCTAACCGCACGTCTAAATATATTAGACCTACGTAAAAACTTGGAACATTCTGACGATGAATAGCCCCATAGATTTATCACAAGCAGTAGATTTAAGTGCAATCATGCACAAAGCAGCAGAAGACAAAGCAAAGCAACTCCCAGAACCAAAGGGATACAGAATGTTATGCGCAATTCCGGAAGCCGAAAAAGAGTTTGAAAGCGGCATAGCAAAAGCAGATGAAACCTTACGACATGATGAACTATTAACAACCGTACTTTTTGTGGTTGCTATGGGTCCTGACTGTTATGCAGATAAAGACCGTTTTCCAACAGGTCCTTGGTGCCAACAAGGTGATTTCATTCTGACTCGTCCCAACGCTGGTACACGGCTAGTTATTCATGGTCGTGAATTCAGAATTATCAACGATGACTCCGTAGAGGCTGTAGTTCAAGATCCTCGCGGCATCTCACGTAAATTCATTTAAGGAGTAGCTCATGGATCAAGAAGTATTTGAATTTCCTGACGAGAAAGAAGCCAAAGTAGCGGTGGAAGTCGAAGCAGGTCCCGAATTCGAAATTGAAATCGAAGACGATACCCCACCAAAGGATCGTAACCGCCAACCTGTATCCGAAGAAGAAGTCAAAAAGCTAAAGCTAGAAGCTGATGAATCAGATCAGTACAGCGTAGAAGCCAAAGACAAACTTATTAAGATGAAAAAGGTTTGGCATGATGAACGCCGTGCAAAGGAAGCAGCAGATAGAGAGCGTCAAGAAGCTATTCGTATAGCCCAAAAGCTAGCCGAAGAGAATAAGCAGCTCAAAACTAAACTTTCTAGCGGCGAAGAAGAATATGTTGGTGTAGCCAAACAGTCTGCAGTTCAGGAGCTTGAGGCAGCTAAAAAAGAATATCGTGACGCTTATGACGCCGGTGATTCTGAAAAGCTGGTTGAAGCGCAGGAAAAGCTCACAATGGCTAAGATTAAAGTCGACAAATTGGACAATTACAACCCAATTTACAAAAAACCTTTACAAGAAGAGGAAAATGAGGTACAAAGCTATCAACAGCAGTCCGTTCCTCGTCCCGACAATAAAGCAGTCGACTGGCAACAAAGGAATGAGTGGTTTGGTCAAGACGAAGAAATGACCTCGCTTGCTCTTGGATTGCACGAGAAGTTAAAACGAAGCGGTGTACCTATCGGTTCGGATGAGTATTACGACACTATTGATAAAACAATGCGTCGCAGATTTCCGGAGAATTTTGAAGACGATCAAGAGCCGGAAGCCGAAAAAGTTAGGGCAGAAGAACCACAGAAAACTTCAAAACCTAAAGCAAGTACGGTTGTAGCGCCAGCATCGCGCAGTACTTCGCCTAAAAAAATTAGGTTGAGTAATACGCAAGTTGCCCTAGCTAAAAAACTAGGACTGACACCTGAGCAGTACGCCCGTGAACTTACAAAACTGGAGGCCCAGAATGGCTGAAGTAAAAAATAGACTTAAACGTGAGCTGGAAAGCCGTGAAACCCAAGAGCGCCCTAAACAGTGGGCACCCGCTGAGTTACTCCCCGAGCCTGACAAAGAGGCTGGCTATGCTTATCGTTGGATTCGTGTCGCAACCCTAAATAGTGCTGATCCACGCAACTTGTCCGCTAAATTGCGAGAAGGTTGGGAGCCAGTAAGGATTGAAGAACAACCTAAATTTCAACTGTTAGTCGACCCCAATAGTCGTTATAAAGACAATATTGAGATCGGCGGATTATTGCTTTGCAAGACTCCAATTGAGTTTGTTGAACAGCGTAACGATCATTATGCTAAACAAACACAAGCTCAAACAGAGGCTGTTGACAATAATTTAATGCGTCAAAGTGACCCACGGATGCCAATCTTCCAAGAGCGGAAATCCTCAAGTTCCTTTGGCAAAGGTAATTAAATTTTAATCTTTAGGAGTATTTAAATGGCTTATCCAACCATCTCAGCTCCCTACGGCTTTAAGGCTTATAACCGTTTTGATGGCATTCCATATGCAGGTGCGACTCTTCAGTTCCCACTTACAACTGGTACTGCAATTTTCAACGGCGACACAGTCAAATTAGTCGCAGGCGGCACAATCTCTCTGTCTGGTGCAACTACTTCAGGTACTATCATTGGTACTTTTGTTGGTTGCCAGTATGTTAATTCTTCAGGTCAAACTGTTGAAGCACAATACTATCCAGGTTCTGGCGTAACAAACCCAATCGGTTACATCGTAGTAGACCCATCAGCTGAATTTAAAGTTGCTGTGACAACTACAGGTAACACAAGCGTAGTAACAGGCGCTAATGCTTCTATCGTTGGTTGCAACGTAGCTCAAACTGCTTACACTGCTGGTTCTACAACCACTGGTGATTCAGTATCCGCTATTGTATTGCCAGCTAACGGTGCAGGTAATGCAACAACCTTGCCATATCGTGTTGTAGCTGTTGTTCCTGATACTGCTTACGCAAATGCAACTGGCGTTCTCTTCTACCCAGAAGTGCTCGTTAAGATCAACAACCCACAATTGACTGCCCTCACCGGCGTTGATTACGCAGCTTAAGGAGCTAATTAAATGGCTATTTCACGCGCACAACTATTAAAAGAGTTGCTCCCAGGTTTGAATGCATTGTTCGGACTTGAGTACGCTCGCTACGGTGAAGAACATAAAGAGATCTACGAAACAGAGACCTCTGAGCGTTCATTCGAAGAAGAAACCAAGCTGTCAGGCTTCAGCGCTGCACCAGTCAAAAACGAAGGCTCAGCCATCGCGTATGACAATGCACAAGAAGCATGGACTGCTCGCTACAACCACGAAACTATCGCCCTTGGCTTTAGCTTGACTGAAGAAGCAATCGAAGATAACCTCTACGATTCTTTGTCTGCTCGCTATACTAAGGCTTTGGCTCGTGCTATGGCTTACACAAAGCAAGTAAAAGCTGCTGCCGTATTAAACAACGGTTTTAGCTCTGCTTACACTGGTGGTGACGGCGTAGCTTTGTTCTCTGCTTCACACCCATTGGTTTCTGGTGGTACTAACAGCAACATCCCATCAACCCCAGCTGACTTGAATGAGACTTCTTTGGAAGCCGCTGTAATTCAAATCTCCTTGTGGACTGATGAGCGTGGTCTGTTGATCGCTGCTAAACCTAAGAAATTGATCGTTCCACCTTCACTCCAGTTCGTTGCAACTCGTTTGCTAGAAACTGAATTACGTGTTGGCACAAACGACAATGACATCAACGCACTCAAGAACAACGGTTCTGTTGCAGAAGGTTACACAATTAACCACTTCTTGACCGACACCAATGCTTGGTTCTTGACAACTGATGTTCCAAACGGTATGAAACACTTCGTTCGTACCCCATTAAGCCAGTCTATGGACGGCGACTTCGATACAGGTAACGTTCGTTACAAGTCTCGTGAGCGTTATTCTTTTGGTTGGTCTGATCCCCTCGGTATGTACGGTTCCGCTGGAGCCTAATACCTTAAAGTCCACGACTTTAGACCCCGCTCAAAAGGCGGGGTTTTTTCTTTCTTTTACTTGCATTTATTTGTATTTGTAGTAATATCAACTAAACCGGGAAACCGGCCTATTAGACTGTCCCGGCAGACGACATACCGACTAGTAGGCTTTATCTTGTATGTAAGGACAATTTATTATGGCACTAGCAACTACCTCGTCGATCTGGCGTTCAACAGGCGGCGATCAAACTCGTACTGCAGCAGCAGGTTCAATGAATATGCACATCCCTTTTTATATCGCTAACGTAGCGGTTACAGGGAACGTAGCAGTATCTTCTTCCGCTGCTAATACAGCAGTTATTCTTCCAGCTGGCGCAGTTGTTACAGCAGTAGCAATTACTTCCGGCGCAACAGGTTCTGTTGACCTTGGCTTTACACCATTGATTGGCGTTGGTCCTGGTCAAAATACAACTTTGGGTACAAAAGTTCCACAAGGTTTCTTGGCAAATGCTACAACTACTAACCGTGTATCAGTTGGTATTGGTGGTACAGGTGGTGGTGCTTATTTGGGTAACGTAGCTAACTCAACTAATTTAACTGTTGTTGTAGCCACTGCAAATACTGGTACTACTGGCGCAGTTAGCGGACTTATCAGCTACTTCGTTAATGATCCTACATACGGCGAAGAAAACGTCTAATTAATCCCACGGGGCTTCGGCCCCAATTTATCTATTTAGGAGATTAATTATGACAATGCAATATGATGTAAAAGGGTCGCATTCGAGCGGTTCTGGATTTATGTACGTTGGTCGTACACGTTTAAAAAATGTGGTATATCAGGGTAATGGTACTGCTGGTGGTATTGATATATTTGATACTGCTATAGCCCCCGTTACTACAGGTACTTATGGACGTTCTGGTACTACTGTCACTGTAACAAAAACTGCTCACGGTTTATCATCTGGTCAAGAAGTTGGCATTACTTTTGCAGCCGTTAGCGGATCTTCTGCTACTGCTGGTAATTATATTATTACTGTTACAGGTGTTGATACTTTCACAATTACAGATATTAATTCTGGCACGATTGCTAGTAACACAGCATGTATCTATGTTTCAAATACTACAGCAAATTTAAATGCAAGCACTAATAGATGGATGACTAGTTATAATACCGGCACTGCAGTTCAACCTTTCCAAGTATTATTTCAAGGTGAAGGTATGTTAGCAACCAACGGTATTTATGTAGTTGTTTCCAATATTACGTACCAAACAGTTCAATATGGCTAAGAAAAAAGGTGTTTCGCTTGCAGTTGGTCGTGGTGAAAAGTTGCCTGCATCTAAAGGTGCTGGGCTTACCGCCAAAGGTCGTGCTAAGTATAATGCGGCTACTGGCTCGCATTTAAAAGCTCCGCAGCCTGAAGGCGGCCCACGTAAAAAATCGTTTTGTGCTCGTATGTCTGGAATGCCCGGTCCTATGAAGGATGAAAACGGCAAACCTACTCGTAAAGCTGCTAGCTTAAGACGGTGGAAGTGTGGTACAAAATGAATGAAGCAATCAACCCAATTGAAACTGCTAGAGAACTAGCAACGCACGCTAACGATATTGAGCACTTGCAGGCGGATATGGACAAACTTGTTAAAGACATGGAAGAAGTTAAAAAATGTTTGGCTGACATCCAACGTTTATTGTCTGAAGACCGTGCGTCTAAAAAAACTATGCATACTGTTTTTAACGTAATTGCTGTTCTATTTGGTGGTTTGATTGTTGCTCTTTTTGAAAAGTTTGTAAGATAATGCCAAGCACATCTAAAAAACAGCATAATTTTATGGCAGCTATTGCTAAGAATCCTGCGTTTGCTAAAAAAGTTGGTATTAAACAGGCTGTTGGCGAGGAGTTTTTAAAAGCTGACAAAGGTCGTAAATTTGGCTTGGGTGGTGGTGTTGGTATTACTAAAGGTGGTAAAGGTCAAATCAATAAGCAAGGGACCCGTGCTGGTAGTATATTTGGGGAACAGAAAGAAGTACCTAACGTTAATTTAAACAAGTACATTGGAAAGAAAGAAGGCGGTATGGCTAAAAGCGACATGAAAGAAGATATGAAGGCTGATATCAAGCAAGATAAAGCCATCGTCAAGAAAGCATTTAAAATGCATGATGCACAAGAACACAAAGGCGGTAAAGGTACCGATTTGTCTAAACTTAGAAAAGGTGGTATGGCTATGAAAAAGATGGCAAAAGGCGGTATGGCTATGAAAGAAACAATGGGTCCACGTAATATGTCTCAGGACGTAGAAAAAGGCTCAAACAAGTTAACTAAATTTGGTGAGTCAGCTGTTCAAAAGCGTGGTCATACTAAAGGCAAAAACTTGGGTGATGCTCAAATGGCTACAGTTGGTCCAAAAGAATTTGGTGCTAAGAAAATGGCTAAAGGTGGTTCTGCATCAAGCCGTGCTGATGGTTGCGCAGAGCGTGGCAAGACCAAAGGCAAGATGATGTGCATGGGCGGCAAGTCGTAATGAGACCAAGTCGGGGTATGGGCGATATCGCCCCTTCTAAGATGGGTAAACCGGTAGTTAAAAAACGCCGGGATAATACCGACTTTACTCAGTACAAAGAAGGCGGCAAAGTTAATGCTGCTGGTAATTACACCAAGCCAACCCTACGTAAAAAGATTGTTAGTCAAGTAAAGGCTGCAGCTACGCAAGGTACTGGCGCTGGTAAATGGTCAGCCCGTAAGGCGCAATTGGTAGCTAAGAAGTACAAAGCAGCTGGTGGTGGTTATAAATGAGCGGACTTGCAAAACCTCAGAAGTCATTAAAAGCTTGGGGTGAGCAAAAGTGGACAACCAAATCTGGTAAGCCTTCTAGTAAAACAGGAGAAAGATACTTACCAGAAAAGGCAATTAAAGCGTTAAGCCCGCAGGAATATGCAGCAACCACAAAGGCAAAACGTGCGGGAAAAGCAAAAGGTAAGCAGTTTGTAGCGCAACCAAAAAGTATTAAAGAAAAAACAAAAGCGTATAGGAAGATCTAATATGGCTGAAAAATGGATTCAAAAAGCAATTAAAAAACCTGGTGCTTTACGTAAAGAACTAGGCGCTAAACCTGGTAAACCTATTCCGGCAGCCAAATTAGCTGCAGCTGCAAAGAAACCCGGTAAGATGGGTAAGCGGGCTAGGCTGGCGGAAACCTTAAAGGGAATGAAGAAAAAGTGAAAAATTGGGCTATCTGGCTGCACTTTATTAAAGGCGTGTCGCTAGGGTTTGAAATAGTCGATGAAGGTGACGAAAGCTTTTTTGTTATTGACCTATTAATCGTAAGACTTGGAATAATGTGGGAACCATCATGAAAAAATATATTGTAAAAGTTTTAAAGTGGGCACTAAGTAAGTTTGACCGCTCTCCAGAAGAAATTGCCGCTTGGCCTTTTCCAGTACCAACTAAAGACTTTAATCCACGCCCAGCCGTAAAAAAACCTACACTTAAAAAAGCTACAACCCGTAAGGTTGCTGCCAAGATGCCCACTAAAAAGAAACCAGTTACCAAGAAAGCTAAGTAATGGCAACTACCCCCACAACTTCTGGGTTAAGCGCATTTAATCTAAACCTCAATGACCTCGTAGAAGAGGCATTTGAGCGTTGTGGGAAAGAGCTGCGTACTGGATATGATCTACGCACGGCGCGGCGAAGCCTTAACCTGCTTAGTATTGAGTGGGCAAACCGTGGTATTAACCTGTGGACTGTAGAGCAAGGTCAGATTTTAATGAATACGGGTCAAGCTATTTACCCTATTCCTGTGGACACAATTGACCTATTAGACACGGTTGTACGTACAAATAACGGTCAAGGCAACAATCAGATTGATATTAACATTACTCGGATTTCAGAGTCTACATACATCACGATCCCCAATAAGAATGCTAATGGTCGCCCTATTCAGGTCTATGTAAACCGCCAATCAGGTAATACATCTAGCACAGCCGCAACCACTTTGGCTACTGGATACCCCATATCTGCCACAGATACAACCATAACCCTTACAGACGCATCTAAACTGCCTACTCAAGGGTTTATTAACATTACTACAGCCGGTGTTACCGAGACTATTGGCTACCAGAATATTGTTGGAAATCAGATTTTGAACGCTTGGCGTGGTCAAAACGGTACAGTTGCAGCCCCACATAGCGCTAATGATGCGGTATTTGTAAATAACTTACCAAGTATTAACGTCTGGCCCACCCCTAATGCTCCAGGAAATCAGTATACGTTTGTGTACTATCGTTTACGACGCTTGCAAGATGCTGGTAATGGTTCGAATATTGAAGATATTCCATTCCGTCTAGTAACCGCTATGGTAGCTGGATTAGCTTATAATTTGAGTATGAAGTTGCAAGGTGTAGACCCTATGCGCATCGCAGCACTTAAAGCCGACTATGAACAGCAATATCAGTTTGCGGCGGATGAAGATAGGGAAAAAGCGGCTATTAGGTTTGTACCTAGAGTAATGTTTTATTAAGGTCTTAAATGCCATCAAAATATGCTTCAGGTAAATGGGCGATTGCGGAGTGCGATAGATGTGCGCAACGGTATTTGCTTAAAGAATTAAAGAAGGAAATAATTAAGACCAAGCTTTATCAGATTAAAGTTTGCCCGTCTTGTTGGGATCCAGATCAACCTCAGCTATCATTGGGGCTATATCCTGTTAATGATCCACAGGCAGTGCGGGAACCAATACCTGATGTAAGTTATTTGCAGTCTGGTAATAATGGAGTTCAGACAAATGTAAATGGTGGTACTACAGAGTCTGGATTTGGTATGCCAGAATTAGGTAGTAGGATTTTTCAATGGGGCTGGAACCCTGTTGGTGGTGCAAGTAGTTTTGATACAGTTTTAACGCCAAATTACTTGATTGCAGTAGGACAAACAGGTACAGTAACAATATCCACAACTTAGGAGTTTATTATGGGATACAGATCAACAGCCGACGGCGTTACCAAACAAGGTAAAACTAAAGGCAAAAACTTAGGTGATTCCGGTCCAACAATCGGTATCGAAGGCGGCAAAGGTAAAAAAGGTGCTTCTACAGTAACTTCAGAGGCTATGAAAAAAGTAGGTCGTAACTTGGCTCGCGCCCAAAATCAGGAGTAATCATGGCAACCGCAAAAACAGTTAAACCAACTCCAGCGGGTAAATACCCTTTGGGTAAAAACCCAAACAATAAATCAGCTGACTTTTATACTGGTTTTAATTATCCTACAGGTGGTGGTAATGACATTGGTGTTTATAAGCAACCACAGCCAAACACAACTAGCGCAGCAGAAGACGTTGTTCAAAAACCAGGTAATGGTATGGACGAGTTAAACATTTCTGTTGCCGGTGCTGGCAAACGCAATTACACCAAAGAAAACAAAAACGGTGAACTTACTATGCGTGGTTATGGCGCTGCTACCAAAGGTATTAAAACTCGTGGGCCAATGGCTTAATGAATTACGAAACGTTATATAACTCGATCCAAGCTTATGCCGAGAACACCGAACAGTTGTTCGTGGCTAATATTCCTGTATTTGTGCAGGAAGCTGAAGATCGTATATATAACTCAGTAA